TTTGGATAAATATCTATTACGAATACATTTAATTATTATTTATATACAAAGTGGAAATAGACTATGGCTTATAGAGGCGGGTTTCGCCCCAAAAATCCAGCCAAATACAAAGGAAATCCCACAAAGATTATTTATAGGTCTTTATGGGAATTTAAAGTGTTTAAATGGCTTGATTTACATCCTCAGGTGATATGGTGGCAATCAGAAGAAGTGATTGTTCCATATAGGTCTCCTATTGATGGTAAAATGCATAGGTACTTCCCAGATGTGGTCGTACATAAAAGAGATGATAATGGTAATCCCCAAACTATTATGATTGAAATTAAACCAAGTAGTCAATGTAGACCGCCTGACCCAAAGAATAGAAATAAAACTAAGACGGGTAGAGTATCAAGGCGATATTTAAATGAGGTTAAAACTTGGGGAATAAACGAGGCCAAATGGAAGGCAGCAAAGAACTTTTGTGCTGACCGAGGATGGCTATGGACAATAATGACAGAAAAACATATTCCGGGAGCAAGATAATTGGCTGCTAAATTATTTACCGATGTATTGGCTAAAGGTATTAGACAAGGTCAAGTACCAGCTAGAACAGAAAAGGCAAGAGACTGGTATCGTAAGCAAGCAAAACTTGCAGCAAGAGGTTCTTTTGGTGCAGACGAAAGTGACCCAATCGCAGTCACCGGCAGAAATATGATTAAGGAATTAAGGACTGACAAACGTAGTCGCCAAAGACAAGTTATAGGAAGTATGTATCTCTTTCAATATGACCCAAAACATAAAGACACACTTCCGTATTATGATAAATTTCCACTGGTTTTTCCAATAAATAAAGCAAAAGGGGGCTTTTTAGGGCTGAATATGCACTATTTGCCACCTCAATTAAGAGCTCAGATGATGGATGCTCTTTATACAGTTACGACAAACGAAAAATATGATGATAGTACAAGGTTAAAAATCTCATACGATATTTTAAATTCAGCATCAAAATTTAAATTTTTTGCTCCTTGTGTTAAACATTATCTTGCGCCACAAGTAAAAACAAGTTTTATGAAGGTTGCGCCGACTGAATGGGATATTGCATTATTCCTTCCATTACAACAATTTGTTGGAGCTGGTAAACAAAAAGTTTGGGCGGACTCAAGAAAGAAAATAAGGAATAGATAAGTGCCATTTGATATTAACAGATTTAAAAGTACACTAGACCGACTTGGTGGGCCAGCTCGTGATAACCTATTTGAGGTATCAATAACACGAGGAGAGAAAACATCTGAAAACTTTGACCCACTCAGAGATTTTACATTTTTATGTAATGCAGTAACTGTACCAGGTATTAGTATCGAAACATCAATGTATGAGCCTGTAGGCAAACTTGCTACAAACTTTCCAACAACAATATCAAACGACGGTGTTCAAGCTGTGGTTATGGTAGATTCAGACCACGAAGTATTATCATTTTTCCACCGATGGGCTCAATCGGTTGTTAATTATAGTGTATCAGGTGGTGCATTTTCAGAAGTAAATGACCAGTTACCTTTTGAGGTTGGTTTTAAAGATGAATATTCTTGCGATATGACAATTAAACATTATTCAACTGAGAGCTACCCAGACAAATATTACGAAATAAAATTAAAAAATGTTTGGCCTTCTGCAATAGGTGATTTAGATTTGGCTTGGAACAATAATGACTCAAATTTAATTATGTCTGTTGGCTTTGAATATAGTAATATTGAATATAGTGGAGAGAAAACCGGAATTAACGGAAGCAGAGGTGGCGGACTATTGGATATTCTAGGCGACCTTGCAAACTTTGGAGACACAGTACGTAGTACATTACGTAGTGGAAAACCAAGAAGCATACAAGATGCAGTAAACAAATTAACGAGAGTAAGAAACTCATTTGACAGATTGACTGGTTAACAGTCTAAAAAATTATATTATAGGAGATATATTATGGCATTACCAAAAATTGATTTGCCTTTATTTGAGGTAGAACTACCTTCAACAGGTGAAAAGGTCATGTTAAGACCATATACGGTAAAAGAAGAAAAGATTCTTTTGGTAGCACAGGAATCAGAGGAATCCGGTTCAGAACTTATAGCAACAAAACAAGTAGTTGGTAATTGCTTATTCGATAAGAATTTAGATGACCTGCCATTGTTTGATATGGAATATTTAATGTTGCAATTAAGAGCAAGGTCAGTAGACAATATGATGGAATTTCGTATTACAGACCCTGATACAGAAGAACTTATTGATTTAGAACTTCAGATAGACGATGTGAAACTTGCCGAAGATCCAAATCACAGTAAAGAGATTAAATTAAATGACGATTATACATTATTTTTAAAATATCCTTCGATGGATACAATGATTGTCATAGCAGATATGCAGGCAGACGACCCAATGGTACCATATAATATTATGGTTAATTGTTTGGATTATGTTGCTTCAGAAGATGAAATTGAACACTTTAAGGATTATACAGACGAAGAAATTACCACATTTATGGATGGTATACCGACTAGAGACTTAAAGAAAATTACAGAGTTTTTTGAAACAGCGCCTAAACTTAGGCATGAGATAAAATATAAAAATAATACAGGGAAGGAACAAACATTTGTTATTGAGGGAAATAGAAGTTTTTTTATCTGACGCTGTGCCATATTACGCTTAGCGAATATTACCAACAAATTTTTAGTTTGGCGCAGCATCATAAATACTCAATAACTGAATTGGAGAATTTATTACCATACGAAAGAGATTTATACTTTCAAATGCTTATAAATTATTTAGAGAAACAAAAAGAGAATAACTAATGGCAGAATATAGCGAAGAGACAGCGGCAATACTTGACCGACTCAAAAAAGAAGGTAGTTACATACGTAACGCTAAGTCAAATTCGCTCAAGCAAGTTAATATCAATCTTACCAAGTTTCACGATTCCTTTAAAAGTCTTTCCGGGTTCCTACAAGATAATGCCAGAGCTCAAAGTGCTGCTACAGCAGAGGCTGCTAAAATTGCTCAGGAAGCTGCAGAAAAATCAAGAAGAAAAGAAGAATTATCTGAGGTTATAGATCCGAGGCAGGCAAAATTAGATGATTTAAGAATGAAAGCATCTTTATTAAGGGCTAAATCAGACCTTAAGAATGCTAAAGGCCCTGGTATTTTTGCAAAAATGAATGAAAATAAAGTGAGTACAGCAAAGATGGTTGCAGCTGTACTTGGAGCAGGATTTTTACTTAAACCTATTATTACGGGTATATTAGATGATGCAAGACCTGGTTGGAAAAAAGAACTAAGTGAGGGTGTTGAATCCATTAACAAACTTAGAACTTTTAATGTTGATGATGCCATTAACACTGCAACTACTCAAGTAACCGAAAAAATGACAAAGGCGTTTTCAGAGGCAATTAGCAAAATTAGTTTTTCAGATATATTTAGCAATGCTATTACTGCGGGATTAGCCATCTTCGGAACTGCTGGTCTAATCAATGCCGTCACCGGCGCCGGTCGATTGGGACTGGACGCATATAAAGAAGCTAAACCAAAAGGTGGAATCGTTGCAACTGGAAAGAAAGCGGTTGGTGACCAGGTGAAACGAAGCAAGGACGCTGTCAAAGGTCTTAGTAATCCTCCGAAAGGACCACCAAAACAACTACCATTGGATTTTTCAAAATCACCCGGTAAGTTTGATAACTTTGGTAAAGACGTTATGAAAAGTTTTACTGGAAAACAGTCCACTGCTTTGTTAGCCACCAAAGTCGCAGGTCCATTGGCTGCAGTGGCAACGATATATGATGCTGTAAGAGAACGAGACATTAATGCAAATGCAGAGGCAAAAAATATAGCTGAACTTTTAGACAATGACAGAAGTGGTATTGGGTCAGTTATAGCTGCTACTGCCGCCGGCGGAGTATCAGGTGCCGTTGTAGGCGCGGCGACCGGACCTGGTGCACCATTAGTTGCTGCTATGGGTGCTCTTGGAAATGGTACTATGCAAGGAATTAATGTACTTTATCAATATGTAGATGATGCAGTTAATGATCTCGATCAATTACCAAACACCATTGAAGATCTAGCTAGAAAAGAACAAAAAATATTAGAGAATAAAAAACTCACTCCTGAAGAAAGAAAAATTGCTCTACAGAACAATGCA